TGACTTGACGCATGGCAACAGGAAAAAGGCTGACCGAATTATTTGGAGTCTCCAAGGGCGTTTTGAGCATGGGCGCATCATCTTGAATCAAGACGAAGATTGGGATATTTTCCTTGACCAACTGTTGATGTTCCCCGCACAAGGAGTCCACGATGACTTGCCAGACTCACTCAGTTATCTTGACCAGTTAGCGGTCACTTCCTACTTTGAGGGAGATGAAGATGAAGACTGGCAACCTTTAGACATAATAAGCGGGGTTTAAATGGCAGATGGATTGTTTGGTGGTGGAGGCGCATACTTTGGCAACCCCAATATTGCCAGACAAGGTATTCGTGCCAGAGAACTTGCTCAACAAAGAGACATAAATACATTACCTGATCCAAGAACATTTGGTTTTGTAAGTGGTTTACTTGGAACTGCTCCTGACCAACTTGGCATGAGCGTCTTAAATCCTAATGCACAAGCGGCTAAAGATGCGGCTTACTATGGATATCAAACAGGCAATGCATTACAAATAGCACCAGCAGTAGCAGGTATAGTTAGAGGCGCAAAAGCAATTCCAGCAATGGTTAATGAGATGCGTTCAACGCCTTTGCCACTTGAGTGGTATCACGGAACAACGCCAGAAGGCGCACAAGCAATTCGTCAGTCAGGACAATTCAATCCTAATGCGGGTAAACGTACCTATGAATATTCTGAATTAGGCCCAAATACTGTTTACTTTGCACCAGAAGGAAGTTGGTGGCTTGATCCTGCAAAAGCAGAAGCGGGAAGAGCCGCATCTTATAACGATCAAGTTGCAATGCGTTTGGCAAAAGATGCAAAAGTAAAAGTTATTGACTCACCTGCACAATTTGACAAGATTGCCAAATCTGTTGGATACAAAGATGGTAAAGAGTTAAGAGATGCTTTGTGGGCAGATAATTTAGGTGAAAGAAAATACGCAGAACAAGTTAGACAAGGATCATTTGATGATTTTTTAAAAAATAGAATCAATGAAATGAACGCATTTCCAAATGCAAATATAAAGTCTATTGAAGATGCGGCTCAACAATATGGAATGTCTCCAAAAGATTGGATGAACTTTCAAAAAGAAACATACGATAGTTATGTCAACTTTGAAAGTCAATATGAAAAAGCAAATCAGGCAACACAAAATCTGCTAAAAAAGGGAATTGACGGGTTGTATTTCTCGCCAAAATTTGCAGACAAAGCCTTTAAACAAGAATATATGGGAACAGTTGCTGGCGATCAACTTGGCATTTTTAGACCAGAAATTGCAAAAGTCGTAGATAATCCTAGTATGTCTATGCCTACAAATCCAGCATACAGAGACCCATTTGCTGACACTACAAGGTAAATTATGGATGAAGAATTAAGCCAAAACGATTTTGTTGAACCTACGGAGTCTGACAAGGAACTGGTTTCCTTTGTTGTTGACCATTGTGACCGCTGGCGTGACTACCGAGATAGCAATTACCTTGACGCTTGGCTAGAGTACGAGCGCATCTTCCGTGGTGAGTGGGCGGCAGAGGACGCTAGTCGTGAATCTGAGCGTAGCCGACTGATAACGCCTGGCACTCAACAAGCCGTTGAAACCCGTCATGCTGAAATTATTGAAGCAATCTTTGGTCAAGGCGAATACTTTGACATCAAAGACGACATCCAAGACATTGATGGCAACCCAATGGATGTGGGCAAACTCCGTGAACAACTCATGGAAGATTTCTCCAAAGACAAGGTTCGCAAGTCTATTGACCAAATCGTTTTGATGGCAGAAATCTATGGTTCTGGCATAGGCGAGATCATTGTCAAGACTGAGAAAGAATACTATCCATCCACTCAGCCGATTCCAGGCCAAATGAACCAAGCCGCTATTGGCGTGATGGAAAAAGACCGCATTTCTGTACGGATCAATCCTGTCAACCCTAAGAACTTCTTATTTGACCCTAACGGAACAAGTATTGATGACTGTTTAGGCGTTGCTGTGGAGAAGTTTGTCTCCATGCACAAGATTGTCCAAGGCATTGAGGCTGGTGTGTATCGCAAAGTAGACATCAACACCGATCCTGATGACGCTGACTTAGAACCTACCCAAGAATCAACGCAGTTCAAGGACAACAAAGTTCGACTATTGACCTATTATGGTCTTGTCCCACGGGAATACCTTGAGAATCTTGAAGAGCAGAAGGACATTGTTGATTTATTCCCTGAGAATAGTGAGGCAGATACCTATACAGACTTGGTAGAGGCTATTGTTGTAATTGCCAACGACTCATTGTTATTAAAGGCAGAGCCAACTCCTTACATGATGAAGGATCGCCCAATTCTTTCCTACCAAGCAGACACAGTTCCCAACAGAGTTATGGGTCGTGGCACAGTAGAGAAAGCCTACAATATGCAAAAGGCGATGGATGCACAAATCCGTAGCCATTTAGACTCTCTCGCCCTGACAACTAGCCCCATGATTGCAATGGATGCTACCCGTCTACCAAGGGGTGCTAAGTTTGAAGTTAAGCCAGGCAAAGCAATCCTTACAAATGGCGCACCAGCCGAGATTTTGATGCCATTCAAGTTTGGCACAACCGATCAAGGCAATATGGCAACCGCTACTGCCTTTGAGCGTATGCTCTTGCAGTCTACTGGTACGCTAGATTCCCAAGGTTTAGTCTCTGCCGTAGCCCGTGATGGTGGTCAAGGCGGTATGTCGATGGCAATTGCCTCGATTATCAAAAAGTACAAGCGTACTTTGGTGAACTTCCAAGAAGATTTCTTGATGCCCTTCATTAAGAAGGCGGCCTTCCGTTATATGCAGTTTGACCCAGAACGTTATCCTTCTGTGGACATGAACTTCATCCCAACGGCTACGCTAGGCATCATTGCCCGTGAGTATGAACAACAGCAGTTCATTGGTCTGTTGCAGACTTTAGGGCCAAACACTCCTGTTATGCCGTTGATTCTCAAAGGAATTGTGGGCAATAGTTCGTTTACCAACCGATATGAACTTATGGAAGCATTGGCTCAGATGAGTCAACCTGACCCACAAGCACAACAAATGCAACAAGCACAGCAACAATTGGCGTTGCAAGCGGCACAAGCCCAGATTGCAGTCAATACGACTCAGGCTGAACAGAATCGTGCTGATGCTACTAAGACAATGATTGAGGCTCAGTTGTTGCCACAAGAACTTAAAGCCAAAGTGCTATCAAGTGCTACAACTAACTTGCCAAACCAAGATGAAGCGGCAACCCGTGAGTTTGATAAACGAGTTAAGATTGCAGAATTGATGCTAAAAGAGAAAGATATCTCTAACAAAGGCAAGATTGTTGAATTGCAAATGGCTGATAAAGTCAATGCACAGTCAAAAGTTAAGCAAGATTTCCTTACCAAACTCACGGATGGTTTAAAGCAAAATGGCTAACATCAAGGAACTAATCCTAAGTATTGAGTCAATTGATTCCTCGTTTGACGAGAAGTTAACTGCTCTCAATAAGATGGAAGAAACCCTTGTGGCTATGCGTCAGCAAGAAGAAACTGCTATCCAAGACAATGTAGACCTAATAGTTGAAGCCATCAAAGTGATGGAAAACAAGGTAAACGCACAATTAGAGATTGCCAAATCCATTGTTCCTGAAAAAGGTGACAAGGGAGATAAAGGCAAAGATGGAAAAGATGGAAAACAAGGCGTAGATGGCAAAAATGGGCTAGATGGTCGGGATGGAAAAGACGGAATAGATGGAAAAGATGGTGTTTCTGTCTCAAATGCTCAGATTGACTTTGATGGATCGTTGGTTATTAGCCTATCTACGGGTCAGCAAATCAATGTAGGAGAAGTAGTTGCTCCTGAATTGCAAGAAAGAATTAAACTTGTTACTTCTGGAGGTGCGGGAACTGTTTTGCCCTCTCAAACCAGTAATTCTGGCAAGTTTTTAACAACTGATGGAACAAGCACTTCATGGGCAACCCCAAGTGTTAGTTCTCTTGTAACAACAAACTTTACAATTGAAGAATCGGGCGGCAAGTTGCTGTTTAAGTATGGTGCAACTACAATTGCGTCAATGTCTTCAACTGGAGTGATTACTTCAGCAACTAATATTGTTGCAAATGGAACACCATAAAGGAAAAATATGGCAACGACAGTAACCCTAAAACCTAATGCAATAGATATTTCTGGATCAACTTCAGGAACAACCACTTTGCAAGCAACTGCGGTGGCTGGTACAACTACCATCACACTTCCTGCGGCAACCGATACGCTAGTTGGTAAAGCAACCACAGATACCCTGACAAACAAGACCCTAACAAGTCCAACTTTGACCACTCCTGCGTTGGGAACTCCAGCATCAGGTGTGATGACCAATGTCACAGGTTTACCTTTGACCACAGGTGTTACAGGAACTTTGCCTGTTGGTAATGGGGGTACGGGTGCTACTACCTTGGCTGGCGCAAACATTCCAGTAACCAATGTGGCAAACACATTTACAGGATTGCAGACATTTACTGGTACTTCCGCAAATGCAAGTCATAAAGCAACAAATATGCTTGAAACTGCAACTGTTTCTGCAACTGCGGCAACAGGAACAATAAATTTTGACAATACAACTCAGTCGGTTCTGTACTACACAACTAACGCTAGTGGTAACTTCACTTTAAACTTTAGAGGCTCTAGCGGTACATCACTCAATACAGTTATGTCCACAGGCGAGTCCTTGTCTGCTACCTTCTTGGTGACTAATGGCTCAACTGCTTACTACAACTCTGCTGTGACGATTGATGGAAACTCTGTCACACCTAAGTGGCAAGGTGGTTCTGCACCTACTTCTGGCAATGCAAGTTCTGTGGATAGTTACACTTATGTAATTATTAAAACAGGAAGTGCCGCTTTCACAGTTTTAGCCTCACAAACAAAGTTCGCATAATATGCCTCGTTTATCCAAAATAGGAGCCGCCGCACTAGCCGCTTTCGGGTGGACAGGAGGTGCGTCTGTTTCTGCTAGTTACCTTGTGGTTGCTGGAGGCGGTTCGGGCGGTGGTGGTGCAGGGGCTGGTAGTGATGGAGGCGGTGGTGCTGGCGGTTTACTAACAAGCACAATTGCATTAAATCCATCACTTTCATACACAGTTACAGTCGGGGCTGGTGGCGCACCAAGCACTACTGGTGGTGGCTCTAATTCAGTATTTGGAACTATTACGGCTACTGGTGGCGGTAGTAAATCATCTCAAGGTGGTTCAGCCGCAAATGGCGGTTCTGGTGCTGGCGGTTGGTATGGTTCTACCGCCGCAGGAACTGGAATATCGGGACAAGGAAACAATGGCGGTACAGGCGGTAGCGCACCAGGCTATTGCGCTGGTGGCGGTGGCGGTGCGGGTGCTACTGGTGGCAACGCAACATCAACTACTGCGGGAAATGGTGGCGTAGGCGTTGCATCTTCTATTTCTGGTACATCAACTTACTATGCTGGCGGTGGTGGTGGTTCGGGTAACACGAACACATACCCAGGCGGTTTAGGCGGTAATGGTGGTGGCGGTAATGGCGCACAAACAAGCCCTAGTTTGGGTGTATCAGGCACAGCAAACACGGGTGGCGGTGGCGGTGGTTCTAACCAAACTGCGCCTTTTGGTGGCTCTGGCGGTTCTGGCGTAGTCATCATTTCATATACAAGCGCAACACAATTATTTGGTGGTGGAACTGTTACCCAATCAGGCGGCAACTTCATTCACACATTCACATCTTCTGGCGCACTTAGCCCTTTGTCATCTGTAACAGCAAGTTACTTGGTAGTGGCTGGTGGTGGTGGTGGTAGTAAAAACGGGGCTGCTGGAAATGACGCTGGTGGTGCTGGTGGCGGTGCTGGTGGATTGTTAACTGGGTCTGGTTTAACGCTAGATGCAAACTCAATCTACACAGTAACTGTCGGCTCTGGCGGTGCTGGCTCAACTAGCGCAAGTTCTGCTGGTGGAAGCGGTACAAACTCATTATTTAGCGGATATGCAACTACTGCCGTTGGTGGTGGTGGTGGTGGTGCTAATGGCTCAAATGGCGTATCAGGCGGTTCTGGTGGCGGTGCTGGTTCATTTGGCTCTGGCTCTGAAATTGGCGGTAGTGGCACTTCTGGACAAGGCAATGCGGGTGGTGGCTCTAATGGAAGTCGTGCTGGTGGAGGCGGTGGCGGTGCTAGTGGCGTAGGTGGAAATGGCTCTGGTATTAATGGAGGCAATGGCGGTACTGGCACAGCGTCATCGATTAGCGGTTCTTCTGTAACCTATGCTGGCGGTGGCGGTGGTGGAACAAGAAGTGATGGAACTGCTGGCACAGCATCAGGCGGTGGCGGTGCTGGTGCAAAAAATACAACTGGAACTGCGGGAACAGCAAATACTGGTGGAGGTGGTGGTGGTGGTGGCTCAACAGGATTTGACGGAGGCAATGGTGGTTCTGGCGTTGTAATCATCTCTTACGCTGGCTCACAAGCATTTACTGGTGGAACAGTCACATCTTCTGGTGGCAACACTATTCACACATTTACTTCTAGCGGGTCTTTAGTCCCATCTTATGCCGTAGATTTCTTAGTTATTGCTGGAGGCGGTGGTGGTGGTAATGGGCCAGGTGGCGGTGGAGGTGCGGGTGGATATAGAACTTCTGCTGGAACTTCTGGCGGTGGTGGTACTGCTGAGTCTGCACTTACTCTTTTAAAAGGCACTTCTTACACAATTACTGTGGGTGCTGGTGGTACTGCTGGAACGGCATCACCAGGCGGTGGCATTGGTGGAGATTCTGTATTCTCTTCCGTTACATCATCGGGTGGTGGTGGTGGTGGATTCGATGCCTTATCTGGTCGCAATGGTGGCTCTGGTGGTGGCGCATCTGGTGGTGGTGGTGGAATTGCTGGAACTGGAACTGCAAACCAAGGCTATGCTGGTGGAGTAGAAGGTGTGGCTGGAGGCGCACAAGACTCTGGCGGTGGTGGTGGTGCTGGTCAAGTTGGACAAAATGGCGCATCTAATAGTCTTGGCGGTGCTGGCGGTGCTGGCGTTGCATCTTCAATAACAGGCTCATCAATAACAAGGGCTGGTGGTGGTGGCGGCTCAATAAACTCTGGTACTGGTGGGGCTGGTGGAACGGGTGGAGGCGGTGCGGCATCAAATTCTGGTGGTGGTACTGCTACATCTGGAACAACAAATACAGGTGGTGGCGGAGGCGGTTCACACGCTGGAATTGCTGGCACAGGCGGTTCTGGTGTTGTCATTCTTTCACTTCCAACAACCAAATACTCAGGCACAACCACAGGCTCACCAACTGTCACGACAAGTGGCGCAAACACAATTCTGATTTACACAAGTTCAGGCACATACACGGCATAAGGAGAAACAAATGTCACACTTCGCAAAAGTAGAAAACGGGTTAGTCACTCAGGTAATCGTTGCCGAACAAGATGTCATTGACTCTGGCATCTTTGGGCATGGATGGGTGCAAACCTCATACAACACACATGGCGGTCAACACGCTACTGGTGGCACACCTTTGCGTAAGAACTACGCTGGTATTGGCTACACCTATGACAGCACTAGAGATGCGTTTATTCCTCCACAGCCATATCCATCATGGACTATGAGCGAAGAGACTTGTCTATGGTCTGCACCAACTCCAATGCCTACTGACGGCAAGCGTTACTCTTGGGATGAGCCTACATTGGCATGGGTTGAGGTGACAGTTTGACACCTGAACTTCAAAAGTATTATGAAGACCGCTTTGACTTGATGTCTAGAGATGGGTGGAGGGACTTAATGGAGGATATTGACAACATGATAAATTCGTTGAACAATATTAGTACAATCCCTGATGAAAAAAGCCTACAATTCAAAAAAGGCGAACTTTCGATCCTAGTTTGGCTGAAAACCTTAAAACAGGTCAGCACACAAGCATACGAGGAATTGAATGAAAAGAATGTTTGAATTTGTCTGCTTATGCGGACAGCGCATTGAAAAACTAACTGATTATGA